TGCTATGACAGTAGATATAGAAGCAGCCAAGCCTTCAATCTTTATGTTTACATACCCATTGTGAGAACGTAAAGTATTGTAAATAGCTAAACCATCAAATACACTACCACCAACAGAGTTGATGCGTAATGTGATGTCAGCAGTTCCAACAGCTTTAACTTCCTCTATAAAGTTTTTAGCAGATGTTCCGTAGTCACCTATCTCATCATAGATAGATATTTCTACGCTATTATCCGCTTTATTTTCTATTGAATACCATTTGTTCATTTTGCAAATTTAATAATTAATGTATCATATCTTTCGCAGAAATGAGGCAATCACCTAATATTGTAGTCCTTATTGAATTTACGCTTGTGCTTATACATAATATTCTGAATGGTTCTTTCTGATACATCGTACTTAATGGATATGTCCATATATGTAAATGTGTAGTTACCATTGTTAGATTCCAACACCTTGTCAAAATCTCTTATTATCATATAATCTCTTAGCTTTCTTGGCTCGATAAGACCTTTCTCTGATAGATGATTCAGGACATTCTTTATTCCTGCTTCCTCAGAGTATCGCCCCTTGACTTCATTGTATATAAGCTCTATGAACTCATTGACAATATCGGCATCATTCTGTCTTATCATACGCAAATATACTAAAAAGTAGCCTGACTTTCAATAGCAGATATTCTATTCTGCACTTCTGTCATATCACTTTCAACGATTACAACTTTAGAACTTCCCATTCCTCCACTTACTAATTGTTGTGCTGACCTTAGCTCTCCACCCATAGCAAACTTCTCTCCACTATTGAGTAAACCACCATCAGCAAACTTAACACCATTGCCATTGTAGCTGTTTATAGCTGATAGCATAGGTCTAAACATACTTGTTGATTTCTTGTTGATAATTGCTTCACCACCTTCTGCTTCGTGTATTCTACCTCCAACTCTAAACTTAACACCACCATTAGCGTGTGAGTTACCAACAAACATACCGCCTCTTGTAAGTCCTCCGTTAGCAAATGTATCTTCACCGCTAACAGTTTCTCCTGTGGCTTGTCCTCCACCACCACCAAGAAGACTGTTTATTAGAGGTGTTACTAATGATTTCATTCCGATAGCCAATCCTACTTTAGCTAAAAACGGTATTGTCTTATCTCCCCAAAGAGAACCCATAGCATCTAATAATATCTCATTAATTTTCATTGATATTATTTGAGAAAAAGCTTCTTGAGCTGTTGCTGAGTGAAGTATTATATTTTGTATTTCATCTTGAGTTGCTTTATCCTTAGCAATCTGAGATTTTTCTGTGGCTGACTTTTCCTTATGCTTTAGTTCTATGAGAGCGTTTGATACAATTTCATTAGCACTAAACATACTGTCTAAGAACCCTTGCTCTTGAACTAAAGAATCTTGAAGGTGTTTAGCTTTCATTTCAAAAATCTTTTGATTTAGCATCTCTTCAGTAGAGATAGTTCCGTCAATATATTGCTGTTTAAGGATTTGCTCCTTGTCAAACATCTCTTGCTCTATAATAGAGAACCTTTGCTTGGCTATTTTGTCCGCTTGACCACTAAAATCATCAGCAATAGGCGATTCAGTCTTGCCTGTTGTTTTCTTTTGTTCTTTTCCTAAAGCTTTTAATCTTGCTATTTCAGTTTCAATGACACCAATCTTTCTGTTCTTGGCAGTAATCTCAGCTTCTGTTGTTTGTGGCATAAGTTTAGCTTGGTCTAACAAATCTTCCTGTATTGCTATCAGGTTTTTTTGCCTTCTCAACTCACTTTCATAAGCGTTTTTAGCCTCTTCTTCTGCATTTTTCTTAGCTTCAATCTCTTCATTTATAGTTTCGTTTAGTCTAAGTAATAAAGCCTCTTTTAAACTTATAGCTTTTTCTGTTTGTATTGCATCTTCTTCTGCATTTTTCCTAGCTATACCAAACATTGCGTTTTGAGCAGTGTATTTTTCTTTTTCAAGTTTTTTGTTAAGATTTTCTAACGAAGATTCGTGTCTTGATACAGCTTGTTTTAGCTCTTCCTCAAGAGATGAACTAAACACTCCTTTAGACATTTTTGCGTGTTCATCCATCATATCTCTCGCAAAAGCCAACTCATCTTCCAATAAATCTTCCACAAGGTCTTTTTGGCTCATATAACTTTGCGCCCAATTATTAAGAAACAAAGCCGACATATCGTAAAGATTTTTAAGGGTTGTTGACAAAGTACCATCTCCGTTTTCTATTGCAAGTATAAATCCTTCGTAAGCTGATTTAGACCTGTTTATAGCTCCCTTTAGAGTGTCCTCCATAATGGCAGCCATTTCTCCTGTTGAGCCATTAGCACCCTCTAGTCTTGCGTTGAAAACCTCCAAAGCATCGGCACTATTTATGAAGGCTGTAAATGCATTAGCCTGTCTAATATTAATAATCCCCATTACATCAGCCATTTCAGCACCCTCTAGCTTTAATGTTCTTAAAGCCTCTATAAAATCCTCTCCTGAATGAACGGTTTTCCCCAACCTCTTAGATAGGTCGGATGCAGGGTCTTGCATTTTAAGAAGTATGTTACGCAAAGATGTACCTGCAATAGATGCTTCAATACCTCTATCTGTTAGCAATCCTAACATAGCTGTTGTTTCTTCAAAAGTAAATCCTGAATCAGCAGCGATTGCTGAAACCTTAGTCATTGACGTTTGAAACTTTTCAAGGTCTAAGGCGGAGCTTGTAAAAGATTTACCCATAACATCAACAAATCTTCGGGTTTGGTCTGCATCAGCACCAAAACCTCTTATGGCAGCAGCAACAATGGTAGCTGTTCTTCCTAGTTCAGAACTCATTGCGGTAGAAAGATTCAGTATAGCTTCTTGTGCAGATAAAACTTCTGTTGTGGTAAAACCTAGTCTTGATAAAGATTCTTGCATTTCAGCTACCTGCGTAGCCGTAAAAAAGGTTGTTCTACCTAATCTCATTGCTGAAAGCTGAAGCTTCTTAAACTCTTCGTCATTAGCACCTGTTATCGCCTTTACTTTAGCCATCTGAAATTCAAAGTCAGAAAAAGAATTTACAGCATTTAACACAGCCTGTCTTACCGCATTCATAGCTCTCATAAACAGAGTAGCTCCAATCTGAGCAAGACCAAAGCTTTTAGCCATTTTAGTAACAAATCCTGTTGACTTCTTTGTGGTTTCGCTAAATCCTTTTAGTTCTTTCTGAGCGTTACCATATTCTCTCCTAGCTTTTTTAAGACTTGTTTCTTGTTCTGCAAAAGCACGAGCAGTTTCATCGCTAATGTTTTTTACATCTTTATTTTCTTTCTTTAAGTCTTTAAGATTTTTAGAGTAAAGCTCTACTTCTTTTCTTAATGCTATTAGCTTGTCGTTACCCTTTATAGTAACCTCAATTAAAGTATTTACCTTTTTTGCCATTATGCTTTTTTAATTATTGAATCCATAGATATATCTATTTCAACAGACATACCATCTACTATTTTTCTTTCTATACCTCTTTTTCTTGAGCCAAAGGGTCTATTAACAAAACCTCTTCTCTTTCTATTGCTTGAATATTTAAAAGCACCACTTGTAGGAGAACCTTCACTCATCATTGCCTTAGCTATTGCAAAGGCTAACGCTCTTTGAGGGTCTTTAGAGTTTTTCATTTTTTGACTACTAGGAGTTATACCTCTTTCATTAACCCACTCCTGTATGGCATCCATATTTGGTAGTGAGTTAGGGAAAAACCCTTCGTTTACATATTGAGCGTACTCAACATCGTCTGCTATAACAAGCAAAGACATATTACCTCCAAACTCTTCTATCTCATACCTAATGCTGTCAGAAAGAGTTCCTGTGTTATTGTGTCCTTGCCTTTCTAGTTCACCTCTTATACCATCTACTAAATCATCTCCAATATCTCGAAGAATACTTCTCATCTGCTTTAAACTAATCTCTGCCATATTATCCTTTTGCTAATGATGATTTCTTAATGATAGCTCTTTCCAACGAAGATAGTTCAGTTGTGATATATCCATCGTAAGCAGATGCGTGATATAGAGAACCGTTGTAAGTGTCTGATGTTAATCCACCTATTATACCAAACTGATTAAAAGCGAAGTCCGTTGTAGGTGTAGTTTCGCTTGCTACCTGCACACCATTCTCTCTTATATACAAAGTAGTTCCGCTTCTTTGTAGTGTTATCAATATCTTTTTGCTAGTGGGCTGCCAATACTCAGGCGTTATAGAAACCTGAACCCTGCTACTAGATGAAAAGCTTAAAGTGTAAGATGTATTTCCTGATTCTCCTATTGAAAAATACATATCGTTATCATCACTCTTGCCTAAAAACCTATGCTTCTTATGCACTTTTGGAATTAATGGTATTGGCTCTACATACATAAATATTGTAAAATCTCCCGTAAGCGTTACACCACTACTAAAAATCATATAGTCTGAGTTGTCGTAGTTGAAATAAATAGGAGAAATTCCTTCTATACCATTTCCTTTAAGACCAATATCGGGTTGCGTAGCTGTTACAGGCATAGTAAGCTGATTAGTACCTATGGATGAGTTCCAAGTTTTAAGATTGTTTCCGCTAGTAACTTCTTTTATTCCGCTATTGTAATTAAAAACAAATAAAGGGTTTATAACGGTGGAATCTTGTATAACAGGGGTGTTAAAACTTCTAGTATTCTGTAAAGATTTTTGCCTACTTAATCTTCTTCTCTTAGTTATGCTAACCTCCTCATAAAAATCTACATCGTTTATGTCTTTGTTTTTATACACAACAGGTGTCAATACACCATCTATGGTGCAGTAAAGCTGATAACCAACATTCTTTGGTTTTACCCTAATATCTCTATGTTTAGTTCTTATCTTTCTCATTATAAATCTATACCGTTTACCATATTCATTGTTCCTCCAACTGTTTCAACATCACCACCCAACTTAAAGTATTCTGTTAACTCAACTTTTGTTGAATCTTTAATATGTGGTTTATAGTCAACTATTTTATTTAACCTATAATAATTTCCATCTAAAAATATAAGTTTTTTAAAGTCTAAGCTAGAAACATCTTTATCTTTAAGGTTTAGGTAAATCTTTTTTATTCTTGGCTTTTGTTTTAATTGCTTAAACATCTTTTCATAATAATGGTGGTAAAGACCTTTGATAGTCTTTAATCCTCCTGTAACATACGCTTCAGGAACATCGTACTTAACATCTGCAAAAGACAGGTTTAAGTCAACATTTTCATATCCGTTGTTTAATTGAGCAAATTCAAGGGTAGATCCATTCCATATAAAATTGTCAATATTTATGAAGTTGCCCCTAGTAAATCTAGGATTATTATTGCTTTCAGCATCCATATCGTTATTCGGTAGTGGAGCGTAGCTATATGATGTTGGGAGTGCAAACTCACTACCAAACATTATAGTTATGTCGCTGTCATATTGTATGTTAGCTCCATTTGCGGGAGGTAAAAGTAATATCCTAGCTCCTATATCAAAATCTTTTTCTCCTCTATCTTCTTTAGTTGATAGGTCTGAAAATTCTTTGTGGTATATGGGTATTAATGGCGCAAGAATTGCAGATGCAGCATTGTAGTTGTCCTCTGTTGCGGCAACCCCCGTAGCTAAATTTAATGTTGTTTCGTCAATATATTTTATTTCGTGATAGTTAAAGGTGGGTGAAAAATATTTATTTTCAATAACATACTCTCCTTCCAAGAATCTTTCAGACTCATCTACCTCTTCGTATGAACCCCAATCTATAAAGTTCTTTTTATTGTATCTTTCAAGAAAAGCATCATTACTAGCATCTTTGTACTTTAATACTATTTTTGATTTTATGTCATATAAGAACTCTTCTGTTATGTTTTTTGAATAATCTATCTTATCAGTCCAATCAATAGCGTTTGTAAATGAACCATAAAAATGGTCGTAAGGCTCTATTTTTATTTGCTTAGCTATGCTGTCTGTTTCAAACTGAAGGTTAAACATTTGAGCTATACCACTTACAAATTCAGATTGTTTTGCGTTTGGTAGCAATGTATTTATTCTAGGAATCTGTGTTCCTATTTCTATTTCATCGCTATCCGATATTTCGATATAACTTCCTAACTTGTATTTTATACCAACATCACCATTGTCATCACCTCCAAAAACAGAAAATGTTTCCCCTGCATAATCTTGCAAATAAAATCTAACATAAAAAACATATTTTGTACCTACAGCATCATCAACAGTTAGTGATTCACTAAAGCTACCTAAGTCAATACTAGCAGGACTATCGTTTTTATGTATGGTTATATACCTTAATGAGCTTTCGTAAACTATATTATCCGAATCTCTTAGCTGTGACAAGTCATCGTCATCTGTGTCTGATATTTTAGAAATATAAGCCTGAACGTATATATCCATATTAGGGTCTGAACCCGCACTAAAAGAGCTGTTATTAAAAACATTTACTGACACATCAAAGTCTAAGTTTGATTCCCCTTCAGCATTTTTAACAAGCAAACTTTTTAGACCCGAATTTCCGTCAGCTACATTATTAAAAGCACCGTCTGACGGTGCATCATCAGTAAATTCATCACCACCAAATACATAGAACACACCACCTGTAGTGTTTCCATCATTTTGAGAGCCATCTCCATCGTGGTCATAAGAAACAGGGTCACCATCTATGTTTACGCTTGGATTTCCAACAGCTCTGTTTAAAGTTACAGTTCCATCTCCGTCACTAAAGCTATTTCCTGCTACTTCATCGGTTAGGTTTTCATCTGTATTTCTATATATCTTTCCAAACTTATCATTAAAAACCTCAGCATTTTTTTCAAATATTAAAGGCATTACAAGTGATTTAAAGAAATCGCTATCACAGAACGTAGATGTAACTGAATATCCTTGCGCTTGGAATATTTTATCCCAAACATTTTTGACATAAACACAAGGAACAAAATCAGACTCTACAACTTGATTTTTTATACTATCTCCTTCGCCTACCGAAAGTAAAGGATAAACTAGCTTGTCAATAGTAGAAGAAAAATCCTGATAGCTGTGAGCGTTTTGATTAGGGCTATTGCCATCAAACCCGTGTGGATTTTCAAATGTATAACCTTGAGAGTCGCTAAACGTTAACTCTTTTAATTCTTTGTTTTTAATCGAGTTTGCCCAATCCATATTGTCGCCAAGAAATATACACTCATACTCTTGTATGCTTGTATCTTTTATCATCTGCGTAACCCTTAGCTTTCCAACTATTATGGGTATATTGTCAGAATATATTGTAGATGGTATTTGCTTTATAGCATCTTTAACTAAAGCGTGACCATCTTTGTATATATGATTAAAAAGCCTGTTATTGTTTCTTGTAGCAGGAACTTTAAAAGTTTTACTAAAACTACCATTACGAGAATTAAAATCCCTTACATCAAAGTTTTGATAGTTAAGTGACAAAGGAAAGTCATCACTCGATGTAATATCAAGGTTACCTAATATGCTGTCAGTAAAATCTCTTAGCTCAACTCTTATTTCTGCCATTATTCTATTGTTCTTTTAGCTTTGCTTTCTATATAATTTAAAGTACATCTCTGTAAGTTCTCATTGTCAAATGTAGTAACACTAGCATCTTTCACAACAACAGGAACATAGTAGTTTCTATTGAGTGTAGAATACCAACCCTTCGAGTTAGGTATATCTGTTTGATACTCTCTTACCACAATGTAGTCTATGTAAGTTTCTCCCGCTACATCATCGTGATTTATAAGTATTGTTGGAGATATGTATTTCACACCATCATAAGCTGTTGATGCTGTATTTATGTTGTGTGATTCAGATGCTGCGGTTGTAGAGTGACCCGTAACATAACCTCTAAAAGTTTCCCATTCGTCATCAGTTTGTTGAGCATAATCTTCTAGTGTTATTTTATGGAAGTTGCCATATTGGTCAGAGCCATCTGTGGCTATCTTGGTTGTTTTG